AAATGCTCATGCGTATTATTATAAAGTTTATTTGTTTGCTCTTAGCTTTATTATTTCGGAAAAGAAACATCTCTCTGTTATAATATCTAAAAAGTTATCTTTATTAACGTGGAGATAATCAGGCTGATCTAAATTAGTAAAGCTGTAGCCGCGCCAAGATACCTCGCTATCATATTTTTCTATTAATCCCGTTCTAATAAAAAATGATAGGCATTCTTTAAAATTTTGGGATGATTCTGACGTATAATAATAGCCTCCGCAAACATTATTAATCTCATTTATGCTTAATGTTTTCATATGTTATCCTCTTGGTTAGTTAATAAATCAATATAGGTATAACATAAGAACATTAAGGAAATATTAAGAGAATCAATTAATTAAAATTGCCGATAAAATGTTATATCGTTGCTTCTCTGGTAAGAAGAGGAAGTGCGTCAGTTAGATTATTTTTAGCTAAAAACTCTATTATCTTAACTACTTTTGTCTTATTTATTCCTAAATTCTTGGATATATGAAAGATAGAATAGCCGCTCTTTCTTAAAGCTAATACTTTAGTGTATAATTCTTGGCTGCCAAAGTTATTATTAATCATTGATTTATAAAAAAAAATAATATACTGTTATTGATATGAGCGATGCTACTATCAGTGCCGGATTAAGTAAAGAAGATATAGAGAACTGCGAGAAGTTAATAGACAATGGATTTTCTAATGTAGATCAATATCCAGATAGGTTTCTAAAGAAGACTGAAGTTAAAAGCTATCTTAACTCTAGGAGAGAAAGCCTAGAGAAAGAGCATCCTCTTACTTACAAGAAAAAATTAAACCGATATAATGCCGTCTTGGATATAGTAAAAGACGAAGATATTAAAGACCTCTTTAAAACAATGAAGACTAATGAATTTGTGTCGTTAATGAAGTTGTTTGTAGATGTTGTAAAAGACTCTAATACCATGCAAGGTCATTTAGCTGCCGAGAAGCGCATCAACGCTAATATTTCTTTCGACCCAACGGATCTAATTGCTGCTATAAATCATTTTTCTGATAAACATTCTAAAAGGTAAAGGAATGAAAAACAAAACATACTATCAGCGATTTTGGATAGATTTACAATACAATAATAGGGGATAAAATATGAAAACAAAACATCACTGTTGTTTAGCAATAGATTATATACAAGAAAATTCTTCGCCTATATCAAAAAAAGTCTTTGATAAGACATACAAAGAGTTTAAAAAATTAATAGAAAACAGGCTGGGCGACAAAGTTATAATGAAAATCTGGCATGCAAAAGACATAAGAGGATAAAACATGACAATCTTCATTATCGCGTCTGTAGTTTTTGGTCTTTTCTTCTTGCTTCGTATAGCGTCTTATTTGCGTTATTTGGCGGATATAAAAGAATGCCTTCTTTCTCTTATTGCTGCTCTAAAAATAGAACGTAATGATACAATTAAAAAAGATATTCCTTAAATCTTTTATACATGAGCAATCCCAGACCAGAAGAAAACTGTCCTAACTTAATAGAAAATCTCAGCAAGCTAGATGACGAGATGATCGAGTTGAGAGCAAGGCTGCAGTCTGATCTAATGCTGTTTACCGGCATATTCTTCAAGAGCCTCACAGGAAGAGATTACATAGTGCCTTATCCTGAGAACATGGTGTCTCATGTTAAGCAGATATGCGACGCTCTCACTGACGTTCACCAAGGAAGATGTAAGCGTCTAATGATCCATGTGCCTCCTCGCGCAGGCAAATCCTATCTGGTCATTTCCTTTATAGCTTGGGCATTGAGCATAAACCCGCGCTGTAACTTCATATACGCCTCATATGGACACAATTTAGTTATTAAGCATACAAGCACCATACGAGACTTAATGCAGCTCCACAGCTATAAAAACATGTTTGGCGTTGATCTTTCTAAGGACACTAATGCTAAAGACTGGTTTAAGACTAGAGACGGAGGCGAGGTCATGGGAGCGGGAACAGGAGGACCGATATTAGGCAATGGAGCGGGAGTAAGAGGATGCAGAGAGTATTTCTCTGGAGCGTTGATTATTGACGACTCTCAAAATCCAGAGAAGCTATTCATCTCTAAGAAAGAATCTGATGATATCTATGACTGGTACGCTTATAAGGCGTTAGATAGATTAAATGGAATAGACTATCAGCCTATTATAATTATATGCCATAGAATGGGGAACAACGACCTTCCTCAGCGCATTTTGGACAACTCAAAGCCAGATGAGTGGAGGGTTATTAATATCCCAGCGCTTTATGATAATGAGACAAAATCATTTTATCCTGAAGAATACTCGGTAGAAACGTTATTAGACTTAAAGCATCGTTTTAAGTATCTTTACTATACCAAGATGCAGCAAAGCCCCTTGTCTCAGAGCGAGAACTTGTTTCCAGAAAGCAGTTTCGAAATAAAAGAAAGCGAGCCAAAAATACTATTTACTTTTATAACCGCAGATACCGCCGAAACCTCTAAAACGTATAATGACCCTACTGTGTTCAGCTTCTTTGGTGTTTATAAAGTCGACAGATTGAACGATATATATGGATTACATTGGATAGATTGCGAGCAGATATGGGTAGAACCAAAGGATTTGGAGACTAGGTTCATGCAGTTCTATTCAAAATGCTGCCATCATTCATGCGGGCCGTCTTTTGTCGCTATTGAGAAGAAGTCTACAGGCGTTACATTATTGTCTGTTCTTAAGTTATATCAAGGTTTAGAGCTTATTGATATTAACAGGACATCTGCAAGCAAAGATAAGGTTTCTAGGTTTATCTCCGTGCAGCCTTATATAAACAAGAGGCTTGTATCATTCACTAAGAGCGCGTTACATAAAGATATGTGTATAGATCATTGTATTCAGATATGTCCAGATGGCTCTCACGCTAGAGATGACATTATGGACACTCTATACGATGGCATTAAGCTAGGCTTGATAGATAAAGCTATAAACCAGAGATTTATACGATCAGAAACGAAGGAGCAAAGCGTAAGTTTCCTTAGAGATTTGGCTAACGACTTTACTAATATTCAACGCTTAAAAGAAGCTAGGTATAGATAACTATTTATATTGCTCCCATGGATTTAGCTTTTGATCTTTCTTATGCTTATGAACAAGATCAGCAGATTTTATAGCAAGCTCCGCCATAGTTCTGGCTTTTTCTGCATGATGTTTATCTAGGCTAATTTTGCTTTCTTTTCGGCGATGTTGTTCGTTTAAAGCTAGTTTAAGCCTTTCGGTTTCCTTGCCATAAGCATCAAGCTCTATTTGAGCTGATTTAATAGCCGTTTCTGTCTTGTTTTGCTGCTCTTTTAACTTTAAATGCTCTTGCTCTAGCATTAGCTGAGCAGCTATAGGATCAGGTTGTTTAGGAGCATTAGAGGCGGCCTGCCTTTCTTCTACAAACTCTTTAGCAAGAACTGATAGCCTGTCTCCTCCCCTTAAATTGCTTAGATTCTCTATTAATATTGGCAAGCCCTTGCTATTAAAGAATTCTGACAATATAGGCATGGAGTTTGATAGCTCTACAATTGCTTTAATGGTATTAGATTTTTGAGCCTCAAAGTTAACTCCTGACTTTACCTCTATATTTAATTCATCAGTGTTATAGTCCATTTTAATCGCGCCCAATTCTTCATCATTAATTTTAATAAATGATTTTTCTCCGTTCTTTAGTATTACCGGCAGCGTTCTATTGGTCGTATAATATAAGGGAATTAAATGCTTAATTATTTGAGCGGCATCCGACAATCCTTGTATATATCCTTTAATATAAGGCATAGAAGCTGCATTAGAATACGCGGCCGCTTGACTTAAAGCTACTCCGCTTATTTCGTTGTCGTTAATTCCAAGAGCCGCATCATATGATCCTAATACGTTCTGTATAGTCTTATCGGCAAGAGCAAAAGTATTGGTTACCTCTGGGGGAACTGGAGAACGCATTATTTCATTTGGCCTTGGCAGAGGAATTTCAGGATTGTCGTCTTTAAATGCGTTATACACAAGCAGATTGGCTTGCTGAACATTTCTATACGCTTCTTGATATTCTCCTGTTGGGATCCCTTCTTTGGGGGCCATGAATTTATGTTGTACTAAATTTTCTAATTCATTAGCTAGTGTTTGCCCAGAAAAGTTCTTAAGCTTTTGCATGCCTTTTGCTTGATACACAAAAGGTCTTACGCATTGTTTTTGTATGCTGGAAGAACTTTCTCTGTATTTAATGCTGTTGCCATCAACAAATACTAGAGGAAGGCATTTGTAATCTGTTTCTATTTTTTCTATTATTTTATTTTCAACAAGCCTGGTTCTGAATATCTTAGTTTTTTCTACAGTTCTTCTGTTTTCTATAACAGGCATAAAATCTTCATTATCTTCTTGTTTGTTTTTTTTGCGTATTTTTTCTATATCTCTTTTAGTTTGGTTATATTTCTCCGATGAAATTATTGTTCCATCTGATAATAAAAATATTTCTTCTTCTTCTATTATTTTTTCGTAATAATCAGCGATAATTAATATATCTTCTCCCTGGCTTTGGTATGACCATTGAAACCCTCCTATATTATCCGATCGTATAAATTTTATATTTTTAGCGTCTATACCGTACTGCCCAGCTTCTTCTCTTGGCACTGCAAAATGCTCAACACAAAATCTGCCATCTGTTTTGCCCTGCCTTCTTGCAGAAGGATCGAAACCACACATAGTCGGATCAAATACCCTTGATAGCTTAATATCTTGGTCAAAGGTAGAGTTATTTGCATATTTTGTCTCTACTTTAAAAACGCTAAATCCACCAGAAAATAAATCTCTCATCACTTCATAAGTGTCTCCAGAACTTTCGGTATCAGACAAAATATGGCGAAAATGACCTTCTACTATATCTACCAAAAGAGGATCAGGAGGGCTTAAAGATTTAGAACTAACTGAAATGGAAGGCTCTTGATTAACAAATTCTCCTAACAGCCGAGATATGTAAGCTTCAAGTATATTAAATTCTAACACCGGCTTTTTAAGCGCGTTAAGCAGAGAAATATCCGCAGGCTCTAGCGTAGACACAAATATAAACTTTCTGAAGTCGTGAAAGCTTTTATAATTATCCCTAAAGTAATTATAAGATTGCTCTATATTTTTTTTAATTCTATTTAATTCTTCATGATTTTCAGAATGCTTTTTGTTTTCTTTAGATGTTATTTTTTGCATATAGCCTTGATTTTATTAATATTTTATATAGAAAAACAACAATTTATTGTTTAAAAAACAATAAGTTATAGGATTAATATAATATATTACATTTAAATATATATGTAAACCATTGATTTTATTAATGCGAAGTGTATATTGATTCTTACGCAGATGTGCGGATAAAACATCGGTCACTCATTCCTTAAAGAGGCATTACCGTAACGGGGTTAATAGTTAGAGATTAATTTATGACAGAACATAATGTTGATATTGCTCAGGATTCTAATGGTTTAAATGTTCAGCAAGACGCTAGACAAAATATTGTTGAAAGTTCAAGCAAAGGAAGCGGCGAAAGATTATTTAATCAATCCGAAGTAAACGAGATAGCTGGATCGGTAAGAAAAGAAGCTGTCGAAAGGGCAAAAAGAGAGTTGTACGCTGATTTTCAAAATTCTGCATCGTCTAGTATTTCGCAAGATAATCGTCTTACTAGAGAAGAAGTAACTAAGATGATTGCAGAAGAGAATGAAAAGGCGGCTAGAACTGCTATAGCTCAAAAGGTGGCTAGAGATTTTGTATCTAAGATAGAAAACGCTAAGGATAAGTACCCAGACATAGGGAAGGTAATTGATACCTTGGAGCTACCAAATAATATTGAATTGGTAGATTATGTCACGTCTCTTGATAATACCGCCGATGTAGTTTACGAGTTAGGAAAAAATGGAATGCTCAGGGGCAGCATACTTGGTATGTTGCCAACAAATCCTAAGGGAGCTAGAGAGGAAATATTAAATATATCTAAAACAATAAAAAATAAATCTGCTGAAAACCAAAAAAGAATTCCTAAGGCTCCATTAAGTCAAATTAATCCTTCTACTGCTGGTATTGACAGTGAAGAATTAACTCTAGCGGACTTTAAAAAACAGTCGTGGCTTAGAGGATAGATTTCTAAATTGTCTTGCCAATAATTATAAAAATTTAATTATAAAGGTGAACAATGCCTCTTCCCGCTCCCGTAGCTGGTCAGAATTTACTGAACCAGGTACAAACTTATCAAATGAGCGAGCTTGCGTATTTACAAAATACATATGCTCAGATCGCTACTTACAACAAAAAATTTAAAGATTTTGAAAAATTAACAGGAAACTTAGGATCTTCTGTAACTTATGATGTACAGCCTAGATTTTCAACCAGTACTTCATTGATAGCCAATTTTCAGACGGCAGCGCAGCAAGTTAGAACTCTTACTGTAGACCAATCATGGAATACATCTTATCAGTTTACTTCTGAGCAGTTTATTTTCCAAGTTAAAGACTATATGGAAAAGTTTGGAAAAACAGCAGCGATAGAGCTTGGGTCTAAGGTAGAGAGTTATATTTCTAGCAAAGCTACTTCTAGCATTTATAGATATTTCGGCGACGGAAATAATTCTATAAACTCATATGCTCAGCTAGCTAATGCTGTTGCTCTGTTACATAATATTGGCGCGCCAAGAGGAAAGGTCAAAGGTTTCATTCCAGATGTTGCTGTGCCAGCAATCATATCTAATGGATTGTCACAGTTTGTATTAGATAGAAATAAAGAGACCGCTAATAGTTGGGAGCTAGGTAGCTTTGGAGGGGTTGATTGGTATTCTTCAAATCTATTAGATTCTCATCAATCTGGTTATGGCGGAGTAAATAGCACCTTATTAACTGTAACTGGGGTCTCCAGACAGCCAGACGGTGGCATTGCTAGCTTAACGTGCAGCACTGGTGGATTAGCCGCTACTCCAGGTTTCTTGCTGGCTAACGACGTTCTGAGGTTTAATGACGGGGTTGCTGGGCAAGCTAATGTTAGATTTCTTACTTATAATGGCCAAATAGCAAGCGCTTCTCCCGTGCAAATAATGTGTTCTGCTAATGTAGCGTCGCTATCAAACTCTGTAACATTTAGCTTTAGCCCTGTGTTATATGATGCTTCTTCTGTAAACGCTGCTACAAATCCAATTTGGTATGCTGATAACGCTAAATATCAAAATGTTAATATCACTATAACAAATGGCATGCAATTAAGTATTGCTAAGTCTCATATTGTTGGATATTTAATGGCTGGAGATGCAGGCTTTTTGTCTACGCCAAGATTGCCAGACCAAATTCCATTTCCTACATCTAATTTAGTTGATCCTGAGACAGGTCTATCTTTTAGAAAGTATTATGGTGCTAAATTTGGTCTAAATCAGATGGGATTTGTTAATGATATAATTTGCGGGGTAGATATTGTTCCAGAATATTGCCTTAAAATATTGTTCCCAATTGCCACTGCTACAGTTTAACTATTTTGTAGATATGAGCCAGCCAATAACTGGCTCATATATTAAATACAATGCCATATACATCGTCACAGCTTATAACTTATGCTTATTACCTATCTGGGATTGTTTCGCGTGGAACGCAGACGGTAACAGGAGAGCAATTGGCCGATGGTTTAGACTCTTTGAATATGGTTATTGCTAGTAAATCTGTTACCTATAAGCATATTCCTTATTTTAAATCTGTTGATATAACCGCTAATGTCGGGCAAGAAAAATATTTTATACCTAATCTTTTGCAGATAGAAAACGCATCTTTTGTTATAGGATCAGTTAGATATCCGATGTTTTATTTAGACAGAAATAGCTATATGGGGTCTCCTAGAGCTATGAATATTAGTTCTTTGCCTTATTCATATCATTTTGAACGAACTATAGGAGGATCTAATATATATATATATTTTCTTCCTAACGCTTCTTATCTAATAACAGTTTGGGGTAAGTTTGGTTTTGATTTAGTTGAACAAAGCACTGACCTTTCTGTTATATGGGATATGTTTTATATTAATTATATGAAGTTTTGTTTAGCTGAATATTTGTGTTGCCTGAACGGAGAAATATTTTCAATAGAAGCTAGGTCGATGTTAAAATCTATGGAACAAAAGCTATTAGATATGACGCCTATAGATTTTACCATGAAAAAATACTCGAGTTTTGTTACAGACAATTTTATGGGTTATGGTATTGCGAACTTAGGAACAGGATTTTATCCAACATGATGATGCCAGAAATAAATAGCTCTACAGATATACCAATAAAGATTGTTGGCTCTAGCATATTTAACAAGTATCCAAAAATATCAGCGGAACAGACGTGTAATATGATTATTTCTGATGGCTGGCTTGTGCCGTACGCTGGTTATGCAAAATCCTATACTTTTCCCGTTACTGATACTAAAATTGATATAGGCAGGGGAATTTATAACAGCGTTAGATACGGCATGATGTTTGTTGTTATTGGAGAAAATATATATAAAGCTAATAGTCAAGGACATTATGAATGGGCATGGAAAACTAAATCTATCAATACTACCCCTGTTTATATATCGGAAAATAATAGCGGCCAAATTGTATTTGTAGACGGAATAAATTCTTGTATTATTATTTTTAATTATTTAACTAACCATTGGGAAACGTTAGATATAGATTTTATTCCTAGCTATATTGAGTTTCAGGACGGATATTTTATAGCTCCCGTTAAAAGCAGCCCTGTTTGGAGATTATCAGGAATAAATGATGCTCTAACATGGAATATTTTCGACTCCATGAAGTTAGCGTTAGAGGCTGATAATGCAGTGGCGGTTATAAAATTACCCAGCAGAGGAGGACAGATTTTTGTTTTTGGAGAGGAATGCACGGAATCATGGGTAAACGTTGGCTCTAGTTTATTTCCATATCAAAAAAACACCGGATATAATATAGATTATGGCTGTGCTGGATCAGAAACTATAGCATACAGCGAAGAAGTAGTTGTATGGTTAGCGGTAAATAAGCATTCTAATCCAATTATAATGTATAGTACGGGAGCAGAAGCCATTCCAATAACCACTGATGGCATTAGTTATAAGCTATCTATGCTTTCTCATCCTGAATTAGCTTTTGGGTTTCTCTTCAAGCAAGACGGTCATTTAATATACCAAATTACTTTCCCGGCTCCAGATGATAACTATTCTTTGATATATGATTTTTCCACTAAAATGTTTTTTAATGTTTCAGATGTGAATTATAATTTTCATCCTGCTAGACATGTTGAGGTATTTAATGGAAAGTATTATTTTATAAGTTACAAAGATTCTTGTTTATATTCTTTAAGCTCTGATAATACTACGTATGACGGAGATATTATTCCGAGGTCAAGAATAACTAATACTATAAGAAAAAAAGATGCAACAAATTTTATACCTAGAAAGCTTACTTTTATTTGCGAACAGGGGCAAAATGTTAATCCAGCAAGAATTGATTTGTCTATATCTAGGGATGGCGGTTTTTCTTACGGCGGAGATGATAGCGTTGAGATGAATCCATACGCACAAAGAAAAAATACCTTGGTTTTCAGGAATCTAGGACAATGCAATGAGTTTACCGCAAGATTAAGATTTTGGAGTAGCGAAAGAGTTCTTGCTAGCGACGGCTATATAAGCTTAAGACAATGAACATACCAAATTTTATAGATTCAAAAATAGTTGAAGCCAATGGATTGTTAACCGCTGGATGGAAATTTTTATTCATGCAGTTATTTGATCAGATGCATAAAAATTTATCAAACGAAGGTTTTGTTATACCTTCTTTGCCAACAACTAAGATAGATAAGCTGTCTAAATCTATTGACGGAACGCTTATATATGACAGCACTCTAGGAGTTTTAAAAATTAAACAAAATGGATCTTTTAATATTATATCAACTACATAACATGGTGCTATATGGGTTTTTTTAGCGATATCGGTGATTTTTTTTTCGGCAATGATGATGCTGAGCAGGCGCACGCAAGAGCAAGAGAAGCTGATGCGCAAGCTCGATCCGAGCAAAGCAGAGCTTATCGAGAAGCTATTGGATATATTAAAACTGTACCCGGTATTTTAACTGAGCATTACGGACCATATGAACAAGCTGGAAAAAGGTCATTATCTAGCTTAGAGGACGAATATCAAAAAATGTTAAGCTCTCCTCAAGATATTTTATCTTCTTTAGGATCAAAATATCAAAGCTCTCCCGGATATCAATTTAGAAGAGACGAAGCCTTGCGAGGAATAGATAGAGCCGCAGCAGCGGGCGGAACCCTGGGATCTCCATTACACGGAAGGTTGGCGGCAGAAACAGCAACAAACGTAGCTTCTAATGATTATTATCCATATCTTGAGAATGCATTGAGATTATATAGCTCCGGATTGGGGGGCATGGGAGGATTATCTCAGTTGGGATATAATGCCGCATCAAATATTGGAGACAACATATCCAATTCAACGCTGAGCTTAGCTAATCTTGGTTATTCTCATGGATCAAACGAAGCCAATCAGATACGAGCGTCACAAGCGTACTTAGACAGCTTAAGACCAAAAAGCACATTTGGGACTAACGGTGGGATGTTTAATGATTTACTTGGAAAATGGTTAAATAATACCTCTGACAGTTTATCTCCACAAAGTATTTTCGGAGCTTTAGGAGCTGGAGCTGGTGGAATGGGCATGGGAAGAATGGGCGCAGGAGGAGCTAACATGGGCGTAGCTGGCTTAGAAGGATTGTTAGGCAATTTTACTGGCTATCAAAATCAGAGCCAGAGACCCAATCAAGGATATAACGGAAGATATTGGGAGCCTAGATATTAAAATAGACAATAATTATGCCAATTCCAGTACTAACATTTCCATATAAAAATTTAGAGCAACTAGCTCCTCAAGTTCCCATAAGAGCGGCAGGAATTGCTGCGCAAGCCGCCGAAGCAGATTTGCTTACAAAAGCAATAGAAAACCAAAAAGCCATGATAGCTTTAAAATATGCGCAGCCAGAGATGTCAGAAAGATTAAATAAGATGAGATTGGAGAATAGAAAAGGAGAGTTTGAGTCTAGTCCGCAAATGCTGGAAGCTCAATTAGCTGAAGCGGCCATGAAAGCTCCAAAGACGCAAGCCGATATAGAGAATATATTGTCTAATGCTTTTTTGCACAGAGAGGTGGCTAAAACAACTGCTCCTAGGGCGCAATCAGACATAGCAAGTTCGTCGGCTCATGCAAATTATTATAATGAACAAGCTAAGAATCTTCCTTTAGAGCAGGCTTTAAAAGAAAGAATGTTCGAGTGGCAAAAGAAAAAATTTGAGAACCCTAATATAGCACAGTTAGGAAGATTGATGTCTTCTATGCCTGTTGAAATGAGATCGCAATTCTTAGCAGAAAATCCAGAATTTGAAGATATGGTAAAAGCCAATATTGGTCGAATAGCTGGAGGCGCTCCTAATAATGCAGAGAATAATTTAGGATTAGAAAAAGGCCTTGGCGCGGAACAAGGAAATATAAATCAGCAATCGCCAGATATTTTAAATGAAGGCATGAATATACAAGGAGTAAGCGAAAGACTAGCCCCTATGGAAAGAAAAACTCTAGGCAGATATAACAGCGTAAACAATAGAAATGTCGATGCAAAAATAAAAGCTAGAGCAAGCTCTGCTATAGCCAATGAAAAATGGATGGATGAAAATAGAGAGAAATATGGTCAAAGAATGGCTAATGCTGCCATTTACTCTGGCATTAAAGGAAAATCTCAAAAAATAGCTGACGCTATAACAAAAAACCATCCAGAAATGTATCAAGATTATTTATGGCTAAAGAATAATTTTAATACATTCGCCGGAAACCAAGTAAGAATGACGGAGGGAATGGCGGCTAATAAATATACCTCGGAAGAGTTAAGCAATATATATAACACAATAGACTGGGATAGAAATCCCGAGCAAGCTGTTGAGCTAATGAATAGAGCTTATCAAGACATTAAGTCTATAACTAATGGTGTATTTAATGCGGCAGAACCTATACATCAAGGTGTTAAGAGAAAGTTGCATGGGCTGCCAGAATATAATCCAAATGAAGTATTAATAACCAAAGAAATGTTAGATAGCGCTATGAGCAAAGCGGCAGGCAATAACAATCAGAAAAATATAAAATCTGCGAGACCTAAAGATGCTTTCAGCGATAAAAATATTGCTGACGTAGCTAAAAAATATGGAATGACTGCAGATCAAATGAAAGATTATCTTAAAAAGGAAGGGGCAATATAATGTACGATTTTGTAGAAGAAATTGAAAACAGAAAAAAAGCAGCGCTACAAGAGCTGCGGGGAAGAGATAAGTCGTCCCTTAAAAATAATCTTTTAGAAGCCCTAGGAGCTGCAGGCAGTTTTTCTGCTGGAGCTGCTCATGAGATAGGAAGGCTGCCTACTGGCATATTAAATGCCGTTGGTTACGAAACTACAAACCCTATAGGAAAAGAAGATACGACAGCGTTTACCTTAGGGAGAATAGCTCCTCCGCTTGCTCTTGGCATGGCTACCGCCGGTTTTGGCAGCTTGCTTAGCAAAGCTCCGTCGATAGCTAAATATGCTCCTGCTTTAAAAGCATTTTTACAATCTAAATCTATTATGCCAGCAGCAATTAAAACAGGCCTAGGGGGTGCTGCTTATGAAGGCGCTGCCGACTATGAAGATAGACTAGGAGGAGCGTTAACTGGCTTAGCGGCAGGGACTGCTGGAGGATACATTGGTTCTTCTGCTATGGCTATACCAAAGATTATTTCCAAAGGAACTCCAAATACCATGGCAGCGTATATATTAGAAAAACTTGGTCAAGGAGCAAAAGATGTCGAGGAAAACTCAAGACGATTTATACAAGAAAATCTTAGGCATAGCGCAGCTATTCAGCTTGATAAAGCAAGAGAAGCTTATAAAGAGCCAATAGATTTTGCTAGAAAATATAAAGTTCCGTTTAATGATATAATAAAAATGTTTATGGACAGCGGAGTAAAGCCTGCTGAATTAATGTCGGGCATAAAATCTAATAGCAAAGAAGCTTTTAAGAATTTAATAGATAATCCTACCCTAGCTAATGTTCATTCTTTGCAAAGCAAGCTAGGAAAAAATATAGCAGAAAATACAGGCTCTAAGCAGATAGCTGATAAAAGAATTATTAACGAGTGGGTAGATTTAAGAGACAAACTAAAAGGATATATATCAAAAACTTTAGAAAAAGAATCTCCCGAACTAGCTAGTTTATATTCTAAAGGATCAAATATATGGCAAAAAGACTATATTCCATATGTAGAAAGCAAAGCAGCTAAAGCTTTGCTAGAAAAGAGAGGAAATCAGCTGCCTTTAAGCAGAAAAAACATGCACAATTTGTTTACCGATCCTTCAGAACAAACTTTAAAGGTGTTAGAAGATTTGGGAGAAGAAGGCAAAAATAGATTGCTATTTTCCAGATTTGGCGATCTATTAAATAGCAAAAGACCTGCTAAAGAATTAAGCAATGCAGTATCAGAACTAAAATCAGCTCATCAATCAAGCTATTCTACGCCCGCATTCGAAAAGCAGATAGATGAGTTAAAAAACATGCTATATTCCAGTTATTTGCTTAAAGGTATAGGCGGTTTAGGTTTAGCTGGTTTAGGTTATACAGCGCACAAAAATTTACCATCAAACATTTTGGGTTTTTAATATGCCATTAGATAAAAAATACATTTCATTAGGATATCTGCAGAGTTATTTTGTGGACAAAGATGCTGGCAAGCCATTGTCTGGCGGTAAAGTATATTTTTATAGAGATAACCAACGCAATATTCGTAAACCAGTATATCAATTAGTTGGCCATCCAAATGCTTATAATTATAATCCGCTTCCCAACCCTTGTGTATTGGGCATCAATGGCACATTTATTGATGACAGCGGCAACGATATAGAAGTGTATTCTTTCCCATATATTATCTCTGGCGACTCTGCTAGCGACGATTTATATTATATACAGGTTACCGATAAAGATGGAGTAACGCAATTTACAAGAGAAGCCGTTCCTTCTGACATGACAGGCATAGAAGACGAAATAAATCCAGTGGAACAAGCATATCAGTATAATTTTTTAACCAACGGGCAATTTAATATAGTAAATTGCGATTTACAACTAGACGTCTTATATTCAGGAAACACCAATAGAGGAAATTATCCTTATTTTTCTGGCACTACACTTTCTTCTGCAAAAGTAATGCCTATTCTTGGCAATCCTAGTTATATTAAAGTTGGAGATTGTTTTTTATTACAAAGCAATTTAGACGGCAGCACTACTATAAGCATAAAAACTGATAAAAATAATCCAATAAATGGTTTTTGGGCGATAGAAGCAAATCCGATGAATTATTTTTGTTATAAAACCAGCGTTACGACAGGAGACAATTATAGGTATTTGTTTGTTGTAGTGGATAAATTACCTTCTCTTTCTGGCTCTAATATGGCCGCATCATGCTGGGTTAGTGCTAATTTAGCCGGCAATACTTTGTCGGCGGTCGTGGCTCAATTATATTTAAACAACAATAACAACTCAATAACCATTACGCCGCCAATGGTAAGTAATAATGATATATTGAAAGTAACTTTTGAAAAAGCATTGTTTCAATTTCAAGTTCCTCCTATGAATGATAGTGAATATAATTCATCAGGCGGTTATTTATTAGTTGGGTTTTCCTTGCCGCTAAATACCGCGATAACTATTAACATTACTGATTTACAGTTTTATAAGATAGATGCCATGGGAGAAGAGGCTAAAGATTATCCATATGCGGCTTATGATAAAGTATATTCTACAACAAATAGAATGCCGGAGATATTGCCATCTACAAACATTATAAATTCTTATCAGAATACTCCTTTAATAAATTATGATATAAACTTTATTCCTTATATAGGATGGGGACAAAATATTCCCAGCGGTTTTATTACTCCATGGTTTGGCAACATCTCTGAAATACCTAAAGGTTTTTTTCATATGGACGGAACAAAATTGCCTTCTTATAAATATTCTAATCTATATAATATATTGTCTCAGAACGGCGTTCCAATGTATGGTTATGGCGCAAGTTTTACTTCTACCGTTACATCTTTCACAGTTGCTGTGCAAAGCAATGAAATAGCAATAGCCGGAACGACGCCAACATGTTCAAGCGATTTTGAGATTGTCGTTATTAGCTTAAATCCTCTGGTTTTTAATATTGGTTGCCCTTCTGGCGTCGACATATCCGCCAAGTATAGCTTTATAAAATTGAGAACGGTATCTGATAATTTAAGATATACTATATGGTTTTCGATAGACGGTTATATAGACAAAGCATATTATACCTTCTTATTTGATAATGTATCTATAATAGCTAATATATCCAGCTCTTTTACCAGAGTACAGGTAGCTAACGTTATAAATAATATTTTTAAACAATTTACTTTCCGTTTGCCAGATACTAGAGCTATGTTTTTTAGAGGAGTTAACGCTGGCCGCTCTGATTTATATTTAGACCCTGGCGTTTCTTCTAGGTCTGATAGAGGAGATGGAACGACGGGAGATAATGTGGGTACGCTGCAGAATGATGAGTTTGAATCTCATAACCATAATATACAATCAAATTATAGCAGCCCCTCAGGCAGCACATATAAAATAAACTATGGAAATAGCAGGGAGAGTTCTAATATTGCAACAGACAATAAAGGAGGATTAGAAACACGACCAAATAATATTTATACATATTGGATAATAAAAACATAAAAAGAGAACTACATGACAGATTTTATACTACCCAAAGACATAACGGGCGCGTCAATAGAAGCTACTACAGTAAGCGATACATCTGCTAGCATACATCTTATAGCTGGACAAACAGCATACATAGACATTCCATCTGATTATGGTCAGTACAAATTAGACATTCAATACATATCCAATATTCCTGATGACCCATCAAGAAACAACGTTACCGTACAGGCTATAGATTATCCTCTTCCTCCTGACTCTGTTAATGCAACTAATCCTCCAAGCGTAGTTGTTTCTGGAGGCTCAAGATTATTCTTTACGCCAACTAGAGCAAATATTGATACTGATATATTAATTTTTATAACAATGTATAAGCTTGGCGACGCTAATGTCTCTGTCGTAGACGATCCAGCAGATATTCCAACCTGGATTGAATGCATACCAAGCACTTTTACGGTTCCGTCTTATAATCAAACTTATGGGCCGTTTTCGTCATACGGATATTTCCAGTCAGGAGCATATCGCCAGGTTACCGATCAGTGTGCATGGACATCAGACGATCCCACAATAGTCTCTGTAGCTCTTGAGTATGGAAGCGCGCAATTAACCACTCATAAAATGGGCAACACAATTGTAAGGGCGGTATTTATTGGATCTGCTATTAGCGCAGAATTAGCAGTAATAGTAACCGATCCTATTTTATTAAGCATATCCATATCTCCTTCCTTAAATACCGAGGTTTATAAAGGGCAAACATTGCAATTTACCGCAACCGGTCATTATGGAGACGGAAGCACTAGAGAGATAACTAATATTGTTCATTGGAGCTGCGACAATGCGGTTTATGCGACCATAAATTCTTCCGGCTTAATGCAGTCCTTAATAGTAGGCTCGGTTATGATTAACTGCGCCTATGAAGGATTAATAAGTAACAACGCACCGGTAAACATAACTGCCGCCGTAGTGGTGTCTGCTTATATATTTCCTCCAAGCACATCTGTGCGCTTAGGACAGATAACAAATTTATCTCCGCGCGGAGTTTATACCGACGGAGAAATCCAGGCAACCTCTCCAACATCGTGGGCCAGCAGCAATCCAGCGGTCGTTAGCGTTGTTGGAAGCACTATTACAGCATTAACATATGGAACAGCTGATATTACATTTAATACATATAGCCCCCTTTATGACGGTAATTTTGTAACATCTTCTCCGTGTTCTATCAACGTATTAGACATACCGGCAGACCCTAGCCAATATAAAAATTATATAACTAACGGTCAATTTGCAGTGACTAATAATAATATTATTTATGGCACACATTATGACGTTTCTAATTCGTTTATTTCTAATAGTATTTTTTGGATATTAGGCAATTATAGTCAACAATCAACATTAAGCGACATGTCTGGATTTATGTTTTATTATAGAACTGGAACATCAGCTACTGCTACTAAAGACCAGGTTTTAATATCTAGGTATTTATATAATCTGCCTTCCAATCCGTATAATGCCCCGCACAGATATGCTATTTATATGGATAACCTAGGGCAGGCCTTAACCATTGGGAGAAGATTAGAAGCAGTTATAGGAGACATAACTACATTTGATAACAGAACTATCACAATAACTTTTAATGCTGATGCTGCAGTAACTGGAGATATTACTGTAAACGTTTATTATAATAGATGTCTTGTTCCTTTTGCTGGAATGCCAGTATTAATAGGAACAATAAATCCAGCGAGCGGTTATTCTTATTATTCTATGACGGTTACGTTACCAGGATATCCAAATTGGGGGCCGTTGCCCGCGGATTCTGGCAATGATAACAATTATTTTTCTATTATATTTGAAGCAGTAAATAATACTACTGGGGCAACAAATCTTCTGCTAACAGATTTAGAATGTAATTTAGGAAACACAGCGATACCTATAGAGTTTAAATCAAAAGACGTAATGAAATCATATCAAAAGACGGTGTCGCAACCAGATCTCCAATTTGTCTCGACATTAACAAGCAAAAACAACGATGTATTGGAAACAGATGGTAACGTTTTAACCGTCAAGAGAGACATCAATAATTATGGGATGTCATGTCTTAGTTATTCTCCAGGCGTGCCTCCGATGACATTAGCTTTATGGCCCAATCCGTCAAACGCATTTTATCCCATCGTTCCTCCTCCTATCGGATGGCTAAAATGCGTATCAGAAACACTGCAAGGAGCAAGACCTGATTATTCATCTACTAAATATAGAAGATTGGTTAAAGCGTTTATAGACGCTGGGATATCTGCTTTATTTATGCCATACGATATTATT